AAAGCACAGATAGCATTCACTAGATGTCCTGTAGGTAATTGGGAAAGGGAGAACGACCTAACCAAAGACCAACTTAGTATATTGAAACGATTGCTAAATCAAATCGGTTCAGATAAGATAAACCATACCGACAACATAGGGGTTACAAATCTATACAATGAAATCTTTGGAATGAATAAGAAGGTTTCTAAATGTGGTACTTGTGTAGCACAGACAATAAAAGAATTAAAGGAAGTATTGAGTAGTTATGAAGATAGAAAATAGAAGAATAAGCGAGTTAAAGTTTGCAGAGTATAATCCACGAACGATTAACAAGAAGCAATTTAAGGATTTAAAAGCAAGTTTAAAGAAGTATAGTTTAATTGATCCAATCATTATAAACTCTTCTAAGGATAGAGAGAACATTATCATAGGAGGACATCAACGCTCACGTGCTTGGCTTGAATTAGGAAACGATACAATATTATGCGTAGTACTGGACTTATCTTTAGCAGATGAGATGGAGCTTAATTTACGCTTGAATAAAAACGGAGGTAAATTTGACGATGATTTACTCTTGAACTATTTCGATGAAGAACTATTATTTGAAGTAGGGTTTACAGTAAACGATTTAAACATTAACCTCGACAAGTACGAAGACAATACTTTAGCAGAAGAAACTAAAGATGTTTGTGAGTGCTGTGGAGAAAAACTATAACTATGACAATACCGATAATAATATTTTTTACAGTAGTATTCACCTCGATATTGGTGGAGAAGTATATCAGACAGAATCCATGAGAAAGCATACCAAAACCTACCTAGAGTTCTTTAACTTTGATGAGTTGGACTATATCCCTTGCGAGGTATGTCATTCACCTGCTCAAGACATTCACCACATCGAGGCTCGTGGCATGGGAGGGAGTAAGTTAAAGGATTACATCGGTAACCTACAAGCAGTGTGCAGACCTTGCCACATCAAGTACGGAGATAAGAAACAATTCAAGGATATGTTAATCGAAATACATATTAATTATATGGAAAAGTATGGGAACTGAAGAACAGAATCGCACTAAATTAGCTAAAGTGCAGATGCTTAAAGCATTAGAGAAAACGCTAGGTATTGTTACAGGTGCTTTGAAGATAGCTGAAGTAGGTAGGTCGCAGTATTACAAGTGGTTGAGGGACGATGAAACCTTTGCTGCTAAGGTTAAAGCAATGGACAACTTAGTATTAGACTTTGCAGAGAGCAGCTTAATGAAGCAGATAAAAGAGGGTAATCATTCAAGCACTCAATTCCTGCTTAAGAATAAAGGAAAGATTAGAGGGTACGGTGATAAGTTAGATATTACCAGTAACGACGAAACGATTAAAATACATATAGACCTTGGAGATAAGTCCTGAATTCACGAGTAAGCAGAAGGATTGTTTAAGATACCTCTTCGATGATTCCACTAATGAAGTTCTATTTGGTGGAGCTGCTGGAGGTGGTAAGTCTTGGGTTGGTTCTGCTTGGCTTGTGACTATGTGTTTAAGGTATCCTAAGACACGATACTTAATGGGAAGGTCTAAGTTAGATGCATTAAAGAAAACCACATTAAATACATTCTTTGAGGTGTGTGGTGCTTGGGGTTTAAAGAGTGGAGAACATTATACTTTCAACGGTTCATCTAACATCGTTACATTTAAGAACGGTTCAGAGATAATACTTAAAGATTTATTCTTATACCCATCAGATAGAAACTTCGATAGTCTTGGTTCATTAGAGATTACAGGAGCATTCATTGATGAGGTTAATCAAGTAACATACAAGGCGGTAAATGTAGTGCAGTCTAGAATCAGATATAAGCTAGATGATTACGGAATCATTCCAAAGCTTCTAATGACTTGCAACCCTGCTAAGAATTGGGTTTATACAGAGTACTACAAACCTGCTCAATTAGGTACATTAAAAGACTATCGTAGGTTTATCCCTTCATTAGTAACAGACAATAAATTTATATCAAAGCATTATGAGAAGCAGCTATCGAAGCTTGATGAAGTTTCTAAGCAACGTCTTCTATTTGGGAATTGGGAATACGATGCTTCTTCTGATTCGCTTATTAACTATGACAGTATATTAAACCTATTCGATAACAAAGGAGCAGAAGGCGAGAAGTATATCAGTTGTGATGTTGCTCGTATGGGAGAGGATAAATCTGTCGTGATGTTATTCGAAGGGCTTCAGGTAGTAATGATTAAGACGTTTGATAAGAATACGATTACAGAGTTAGCTGAATACATTAGAGAACTACAGAAGAATCACCAAGTTAAGCTGTCTAATATTATCGTCGATAGTGATGGTGTTGGTGGTGGTCTTCAAGATGTACTCAGATGCAAGGGGTTCATTAACAACGCATCACCAATTAAGAAGGAGAACTTTCAGAACCTTAAAACTCAATGCTATTATAAACTTGCAGACTTAATTAATAAAGGGCAGATAGGTATAACCATTCGTGATGTAGATACACGCAAACACATAACCGAAGAACTAGAGCAGGTTAGAACTAAGGATATAGATAAGGACGGAAAGCTGAAGATAGTTCCTAAGGACGTGGTTAAGTCTGTGATAGGTCGTTCTCCTGATTACTCCGATGCTTTAGCGATGAGAATGTTTTATGAGGTTAAGCCTAAAGTTGGAAGGTACGCAGTTCGTTAGTTATACAAAACAAACATTTTAAGATTATTAAATAGATGAAGTTAAACATTCCAACAGACTTGAGTGAGATTACATTAGGGCAGCTACAATCTCTTACTAAATTAGAAGCTAGTGAACTGAATGAACTCGAACTACAGAAGCAAACGATTGAACTGCTAACCAATGCAGACAGGAGTATTATAGATCAGATTAAGTTAAACGACTTGAATGATGTGTATGGTAAACTGCTAGGCTTATCCAAGTCAAGCGATAAACTTCACCAACTTATTTCTATCAATGGGGTGCAATATGGATTTCATCCTAACCTTTCGGAGATAAGTACGGGTGAATTTGCTGATTTAGACACCCTATGCCAAGACTTTAACGACAATTTGCACCTTATTATGGCTATATTATACAGACCTGTAGAGAAAGAAGCTGCTGGTAAGTATAGTATTGAGGCTTATGACGGTGATGTAGATGAAAGAGCTAGGTTATTCAGGAAGAATATGAAGGCAAATGTGGTTAATTCTGCATTAGTTTTTTTTTGGACTATCGGAAACGACTACTTGAGAGATTCGCTAACCTCTTTACAGGAGGAACAGGCGACCAAAAGCAGCAAAGCTTCGGTAAGAAGTGGGGTTGGTATTCAATACTAATGAGTTTATGTAGTGAAGATTTATTAAAGTTAGATGAAGCTACAAAGATAAGCATAGAACAAGCGTTTACCTTCATGAGTTACAAACGAGATCAAGACAGAATAAAGAAATGAAAACATTCAAAGCAGTAGTAAACCAATTTAAGGATATTTGTGAAGCACATAAACAGCTGAACTCTTTTTCCTTTGGTGATATATTCGAAGTAGATTTAAGTAATGAGATGAACTTTGCAAAGGCTCATTTAATAGAGCAACCTGCAACGATAAACAATAGAGATTTCGTATTCACGTTTGACTTGCTTGTTATGGATTTAGTGGCAGCAGATGGCTCTAATGAACCCGATGTATTGAATGACACCTTCTTGATAGTATCAGACATTTATAGAGAGTTTAAAAACGGTATAGCAAAATCAACTTCACCGATGACTTCTAGAGATTTCGTGGTAAGTGATAGTATAACCTGTGAACCATTTACAGACAGGTTTGAGAATCTATTAGCAGGTTGGAAGGCAACTATCTCAATTACAGTACCATCACACAATAACGCTTGTAACAGTCCAATTTAATGGCTGCATTTGATTATGATAAAACAAATAAAGCCTTGCGAAAGTTTGGTCTTGATGTCGTTATTCGTGCTGCAAGTTTATTACAATCTAGAAAGCGTGGTTACGATACTGGTCGTCTGTATAAGTCAATGGACTCAGACCTTCAAGTAGCAGCGAATAGCATCAGTTTAAAATTCAAGATGGAAGATTACGGTCTTGCGATTGATAAAGGTAGAAAGCCAAGTAGTTCAGGAAGTGGTTCTGAATTATACCCTAAGATATTAGAATGGGTAAAGAGGAAAGGGTTAAGGCCTAGAAACTCAAAAGGTCAGTTTCAGGCTTGGAAGAATAAAGAAAAACAACAACGAGGTATTGCATATGTAGTAACTCGAAAGATAAATAGATTTGGATATGAAGGAACTAACTTCTTTACTGACGCGTTTGCAATGAAGTATAAGAAGCTTCCTCGAGTATTAGTAAAAGCTTTTGGATTAGATGTAGAATCTTTTCTATCTCAAACAATAGACGAAGTAAATAAAAAGTAATGGCAACAACGGTAACAAGTCCTAACTATTGGACGCTAACATTAACGAGTAATACTGCAAGTACATTCAACTTCAAATTTGTGGTTGATATAACTATCGGCGGTGTTGTAGTAGCTCGTATTAAACAACCTAAGAACATCAACGGTTCAGCTCATATGTCTTTTGAAAAGATAGTGAAGAACTACATTGATATATCTCAGAAGCATAAGAATACAATTACAGGTACTCAATACGATTCTATTCACTTGATGCCACAAAACATACCTAACCCAAGCGGTTCTACATTCAATGACTATATTGCTTCTAAAAATAGTGGCGACCTTAGAACGGTTCTGTTTGAGTTCTATGAAGAGTATTCAAGTACATCAGGAGGAGCTATTACGGTAAACGCTTCAGGTGCTTCTGATATTACTAAAGCATTAATTAACTTTGCAGATAGCTGGGAGGATCAAAAGACGTTTGACTTGACTGAGTTTGATTTTGATGCACAAGCAACACCTTCACAATTCATTACTGATAGACCAACGGATACCACAAATCAAAACGATTTAGAGGGTAAGATAGCACAATTAACGAGTGCGAATGACTACCAGACTATGGCGTTGTTCAATGAAGATTCTACCTACTTCAATACTGAGAATGGGAGATTCTTGTATAAGTTTTATGAAGATAGACCTTATACTTATGGAGCAAACGATAACCATGTAGGTATTATATCGGTACAGAATAATAGTGCAGCTGGTTCGGAAACACCATCATCATCTAATACAGAAGATGAATATTTAATATACTTAGCCTGTGGTGGTGCTAACGTTATGAATATGAAATACGACTTGTACGGAGGGTATCAACCTACGGCAAGCATTAAGTATTATACTATTCAATATATAAGTACAAATCATACGGCTAGTACTACTTACATCACTTCAGCAGAAATAAAACAAGGCGAATACATTCAGATAATAACGGTAGGAACAACTGATTATACAACGATAGGTGCTGCTGATAATAATGCAGGGACTCTATTCTACGCAACAGGATCAACTGTGGGTACTGGAATAAGTCGAGCGTATGAATACGCACATTTATCTAAAACATACTTATTTGAAATGGTAAGCGATGCAAATTGCAACTCATCAAAATACGCAGGTAAGAATTTAGCTTGGAAGAATAAGTATGGTGTTTGGGATTACTACTATTTCGATGGGGCTTCATCTGATAAAGAGAACTTTAAGCGTTCAACACAGAGAGAGAATGTGGCAGGTTCATGGAATGCTACAGCGTTCACAATAGATACGTTTGAGCGTGGAAGGATTGACAAGGTAGAAGGTAATAAACTAACCACCATCAATACTAGATACATCGGCGAGGAATGGAACGAGCATTTCAAAGGCTTACTTATGAGCAACGAAGTACAAATTATCGAAGGAGGTAAGTCTTATCCTGTAAATATTAAGAACAACGCTTTAGATATTAAGACTAATCTAAACGACAAGCTAGTTCAGTACACTTTCAACTATGAATATTCACACGCATTAAAATCTAGGGTTTAATGGTACAGATAATAGCATATTCACAAGATGGTGGTGATGCCACTTACTTAGATTTGGGAGCTATAAGCATCAAAGCTACCTACTCGAGTAAGGAGATACAAGATATAACCTCTCAAAAGAGTAATTATACCCATAACATTACGCTACCGTATAGTAAAACTAACAATGATTTCTTTGCTCACTATTACGAAGTGAATGTCGATGGTGCGTTTAGGGCAGATGTTAAGGCTTCGTGTTCTATTTACGTAGATTCAAACCTACAATTTGAGGGATATTTACAATTATTAAGAGTTGACAACCTAAAAGAGAACTATACCGTTATCTGTTATGGTGATATAGCCAACTTAGCTACTGAATTAGGAGAATCAAAGCTGAATGATTTAGATTTATCTAAGTACAATCACCTATTGTCTGCTAGTAATATAGCTGCAAGTTGGTTAGGGCTAACTCCTTACGTAGGTTCACAGCCTAACGGTAATGAGATACTATACCCTATCATTGATTACGGTCAAGGGTACAACGGCAACACGCTGAATACTGAAGCAGGAGCAATCAAGCCACGTAATCTAAAGCCATCTATCAGAATCAAAACATTATTAGACGAGATAGTAGGTAATTCAGGCTATACTATAAACTCTACATTCTTAAACTCTACATTCTTTACAAGTCAGTATATGACTTTGGGCGGTGAAGTGGAAGGAGCTGTTACTAGTAATACAGATGGGTTTAAAGTTGGAATGACTACCGACCAAGACTTTGGTTCTTCTACAACAGACGCAGTAAGTTTTAATGACGAAACTACAGCGAGTGGTTATTATGACACTAATGGGAATTTTAATACAACGAGTAAAGCTTATGTAGTTCCTGAAGCAGGAAACTACGTATTAAAGGTTCAACTGGTTGCTGAAGTTACCGATTTCATAACCACTCCTTCTAGTTATTTTAAACTAATAAAGAATGGTTCTGAAGTATCTGGAGTTGGTAGCGTATTAATACCTGCGACTTTAGGTACAGACGTGTTTACGGTTACATTTAGCAGTGTTACATTTGCTCAAAATGATTTAGTAACGATTGGTTCAGATGTAGGTTCTGGAGTTGATATTACTATACATACATCAGCTACAGTAAACAGCGTTTTGTTCGATTCATTCTTTCAACTTGTATCTGTACCTGAGGCAGTTGAAGGTGGTACGGTAGATTTAGGAGCAGGAAATAACTTACTATCTAAAGACAAACAAGTTGATTTCATTAAATCTATATTCTCAAGGTATAATCTAATTGCTGAAAGTGATAAGACTATCACTAACCAACTGAATATTGAGCCAATACAAGACTACAGAGATGCGGGAACTTCTAAAGATTGGACTGATAAATTAGATGTTTCTAAGAGTATATTAATAGAGCCGACAAGTAAGTACAGAAAGGCAGAGATTAACTTAACAGACAAAGAAGATAAGGATATAAATAACGAGGACTGGCTAGATGTTAAGGGGTCGATTTACAACTCTCACAACTTTCCTTTTTACGGAGATTTCGGAACTGGTTCTTTGGAAGTACCAACGATATTCTCAAGCTTTGTTCCTGATAAAGTTCCAAATAGTAAGATGTTTATCACTAAGCATTACAAAGATAAAGACGGAGTTCTTGAAGCTGTAACAACTAAGCCAAAGCTATTCTATTATTCAGGACTAAAGAACCTCCCTCCTTCATCTTATTTCAAGTTGATGAATGAACCTGCAGACACTTACACAACGGTTGAAGGTTATCCTTTCTGCCATCATTATTCTATGGCTGGGAGTTCTGTTGTTTCAACTGATACAGATATAAGATTCAAGAGTGGATCGGTTAAATCTCAATCTGACATTGTAGAAACACAAACTACGAACGATGTCTATACAAACTACTGGAGTAAGTCTTTGAATAATATATACAACAAAGACGCTAGGGTTATGAGTGCTTACTTCTATTTAGATAGTCAAGACATAGCAGACTTTAAATATAATGATAAGGTATTTGTAAAGGATTCTTATTGGTTAATTAATAAGATAGATAGTTATGCGATGGGTGTAGGTAGTTCGACTAAAGTGGAGCTTATAAAGACAATTGAAACTCCTGACGATAGCGTCTGTGTATTAACTCCTTACTCTTATAATTATGACGGATCAACTACATGGAAAGATTCAGGAGGTTCTACCGTATCTGTTACTGCTAAGTGCTGTGAGTCGCAAGGTCTTATATATATTAATCATGTATGTTATTGGAGCAAATGATAAACGAAGTTATAAAAGGTATTTGTCAAGGCAAAATAAAACCTAGCAAAGAGAATGAGATAGCGTTTGGATTGAATGAATATCCGAAGAGTATTAAACAAGCATTGAAACTATTTAAGAAGTTATGGAAGAAGTAAGATTGGACTTAGTAGCTAATGTGGAAAAGGCTGTTAAGGAACTCGAAGAGGTTAAGAAGGTTCTTAATGACGTAAAGGATAAACAGGACGAAGCCACCAAAGCACAGGAGGAGGCAGCTAAAGCTGCAGCAGCAGCAGCTAAAGCTAACAAGCGATCTGCTAAAGCGTTAAAAGGATTAGCTAAAGGCTTCAAAGGTGTTGGTTTAGCTATGAAGGCTGCAGGTATTGGATTGGTTTTGGGTTTATTAAGTAAGCTAAAAGAAGTACTAGAGCAGAATCAGACGGTTATGGACTTAATATCTACTGCGACTAATACGTTGAGCGTGGTATTTAATCAAGTTTCAACTGTAATATCTGACGTATATGATAGCGTAACTAAATCAAGCGAAGGATTCGAGGGGTTAGGTAAGGTTCTTAAAGGAGTAATGACCTTATCACTTACACCGATGAAGTTAGCTTTCTACGGAATCAAGGCAGGAATACTTGCGTTGATGATTGCTTGGGAAGATTCGTTCTTAGGTGGTGGAGATGAGGATAAAATAGCTTCACTTAACGCTTCATTAGCAGAAACTAAACAAAGTCTAATAGACGTTAAAGATGATGGCTTAGAGGCTGTAAAAAATATAGGTGAAAATATAGTTGAAGCAATCACAGAAGTAGTTGCTGCTGTAGATATTATAGTAAAGGAAGGACAGGAAGGTTTAGAGAAGATAGACATTAAAAAAGCATTTGAAACTGGTGGCGAATTAACCAAATTAAGAAATGAGGTTAAACTATTAGAAGCTGATCAAAATGCTTTAATGCTTACATATCAAACACAAGCAGAACTACAACGACAAATTCGAGATGATGAGAGTGCGACAATAGCAAATAGGAAGGCAGCAAACGAAGAGCTTGGTGTTATCTTGAAAAAGCAGTTAGCAGATGAAACAGCTTTAGCACAGAAGAAAGTTGATTTAGCACAACTAGAAGCAGATTTAAACGCTGATAATATTGATTTACAAGTAGCTTTAAAATTAGCTAAGACTGAATTAATAGATATTAACGAGAGGATAACAGGTCAAGAATCAGAGCAGAAAACAAATCAAAACGCTTTACTAAGAGAGGAGCTTGACTTGACTAATGAACTTGCTTTAGTTGGAGCGACAAACAGAGAGCTTGAATTAATAGAGTTAGATATATGGTATAAGACTAAGTTAGAACTAGCTAGAAAATCAGGTGAAGACACTACAGCGATAGAAGAAGAGTTTGCTCGTAAGAAAGGACTTATTGCAGCAGGTGAGCGTGATGCTAAGATAGCGGCAGCTAGTGCAGTAATCGGTGCAATGGGTAAACTAGCAGGAGATAATAAAGCCTTCGCTGTTGCAGGTGCTACTATTGATACTTATGCAGCAATCGCAGGACAACTGAAAGCCTTTGCAGGTGTTCCAGTTCCTGGTTATGCAATAGCTCAAGCAGTAGCAACGGGATTAGTAGGTCTTTCAAATGTTAAAAAGATATTATCAACTGATGTGTCTGGTGGTTCTGTAGGTTCAGCTCCTAGTATCGGATCAGTTGGCGGTAGTATTGCAGCTTCAGTTCCTGCTCAAACAGGTTTAGGCGATGTAATAGATACCATTAACGGACAAGGACAGCAACCAGTACAAGCATACGTAATATCACAAGAAGTAACAGACAGCCAAGAGGCTCAAGCATATATTAATAACCAAAGAACCCTATAAAATGAGAGTAGTAGAATTTGTAATAAACGAGGAAGAAGATGATTTCGGAGTATTCGCAATTAGTCTAGTAGATAAACCTGCGATAGAAGAAAACTTCAGATACTTTTCAGAAGAGAAGCAAACCTTTGCGACCGTAGATACGGATGAGCGTATTGTAATGGGTGCAGTTATGATTCCTGATTTAGAGATTATTCGAGTAGATGAGAACGGAGAAAAGTATAAATGCTTCTTTTCTAAGGAAACAGTGAAAAGAGTAAGCCAATTATATATGCTTAATTCTAAGCATCAAAACGCAACGATTGACCATGCAAGAACGGTGAATGGAATCACTACAATAGAAACGTGGTTAGTAGCTGATACCAAGCACGATAAGACACAAGCGTTTGGGTTAAGTTATCCAGTAGGCACGTGGGTTGCGACTATGAAGATAGACAACGAGGACATATGGCAGAACTATATCAAAGAGGGTGTAGTTAAAGGTTTTTCTGTGGAGGGATACTTCAACGAAAAGAAGCAAGAGATGAGTGAAGATTCTACTTTAGCAGCTATCCGTCAAATCATTATGGAAGATGAAAACGCAACAAACTAGTTTTAATTGTATTATAAAATAAAGAACATGGAAACATTGAAGAAGATTAAGGTCTTACTAGGTATGGTGGAGGAAGTAACTCCAGTAGAATTAGAAGAGGCAAAAGAGCAAATGAAGTTCGAAGAGTTAGCTTTGGAAGATGGTACTATCGTTAGTGCTGATTCTCTTGAAGTTGGTTCTGCTGTATTCATTATGGTCGAAGAAGAAAAGCAACCTTTGCCAATTGGTGAATATGCTTTAGCTGACGGATCTCTTTTAGTTGTAGTTGAGGAAGGTATCATTGCCGAAATCAAAGCAGCAGAAGAGAAAGTTGAAGAAGAAGTAGTTGAAGAGGAAATGGCTACAGAAGACAATTCTAAGTCAGCACTTATCGAAGCTATCGGAGTTCTTGAAAACTTAGTACAGGAGTTTAACTCTATCAAAGAGGAATTTGCATCTTTAAAAGTAGAAGCAAAAGAAAACGCTGTTAAGGTTGAAGAGTTCGAAGCAGTAGGTGAAGAAGTTAAACCAAATCCAGAAGGTAACTTTAGTTCAACGGTAAGTTTAACATCAGTAGAGTTTGGTAAATTATCAGCTCAAGGTAGAGTACAGTATTTAATTAACAAAAATAAATAAAAGATTATGGCAGATTCGTTAACGAAACTATATGCAGGTGAAGAGGCTGCAGGTTTCATTTCAGCATCACTATTAAGTGGTGAAACATTAGCAAAGGGAAACATTACAGTTTTACCTAACGTAACTTACAAAGTAAACCTAAAGTCTTTTGACTTATCGGCTTCTTCTGTAGTGGATGCAACTTGCGACTTTACAGATGCAGGTGATATTACTTACGTTGAAAAAGCATTAACTCCAGATAACTTTGGACTTAACAAAGAGATGTGTAAGAAAGATTGGCTTTCAACTTATGCAGGTTCTCAAATGAGAGCAGGTTTAGATGGTACTTTACCAGCTAACTTCCAAGAGTATATCATCGGTCATGCAGGTGCTTTAGTAGGTCAACAAGTTGAGAAATCAATTTGGCAAGGTGCTACTGGAACAACTGGGCAATTCGATGGATTCCAAGCTTTATGTTTAGCAGATGCAACAGTTGTAGATGTTACTGCAACAACTTTATCAGCAGCAAACATCGTTGCTGAATTAGGAAAAGTTCGTGATGCTATCAAGGACGCTAACTACGGTCAAGAAGATTTAGGTATCTACATCGGTACTGCTGCAATGAAATTCTATATTTCAGCACAAGCTGCTTTAGGTTACCAAGACCAATTTCACGTTGGAGTTTCAGAAGCTAACTTTGAAGGTACTAAATTGATTTTAGCACCAGGTATGTCAGCTAACAAAATGATTGCAGCACGTTCAACTAACTTATTCTTCGCAACCGACTTAGCTTCGGATATGGCAGAGGTAAAAGTAATTGATATGACTGAAAATGATGGTTCAGATAACGTACGTTTAGTGATGAAGTGGAACGCAGGTGTAGGTTTTGCAACTGGTTCGGACATCGTTTATTACAACGCATAACATTAACTTATAGAGGGGGTTTAAACGCTCCCTCTTATTTAAATAAAAAAGAAATATGGCTTGTTTAGTAGCAAACGGTAGAGCTTTGGAATGTCGAGAGAGTATCGGTGGTATAAGAAACATTTACTTTGTGAACAACAATGTAATGGGTGCTTATACGATTGATGTAGATGGGGAATTAGATGACTTAGGAGCTGCTAGTGCATCTTACAAGTACGAATTAAACCCTCAATCTTCAGACTTTGACGAAGCGATTACAGTTTCAGAAGAAAACGGAACGGTATTTTATGAGCAAACTATTAATTTAGCTTTGCCTAATTTATCAAAAGATGCATTAAAGAACTTGAAATTACTTGCACAAGGTAGATTTCAGATTTTTGTAGAAGATAACAACATCAATGAAGCTACAGGCTTCGGTGATTTGTATCTTGCAGGTGCTTATAATGGAATGACTGTTACAGGTGGTAACATTGGACGTGGTAAAGCGTTTGGAGATATGAGTGGTTATAACATTGCATTGGTAGGTAGAGAGCAAAGAGCTGCTTTATCAGTTGTACCAAGTGCAGTCGTAGCAGATACAATCTTCGGAGGTCTTACAACTTCAGGAAACAGACCAACAATAGTTACTTCGTAAAAAGAAATTATAATTTAATATCAAAGCCTTCCCTAATCGGAGGGCTTTTTTTAGTTAAAAGAAAAACAAAACGCTTATTTTTAGATTATTATAAAAGACACACATTATGCCAACGAATTTAATAGTAAGACAAGGAACAACAGGAGTAGTAGTTACTCCTAGCGATGCAGTAGATATAACTGGATCAACAGCCAATACACCTGCTGCATTGTTTGTAGGAACAGGTGGTAATATTGATGTAATCACTTTAGGTGGTTCTACTCTATTGCTAAAGAATATTGCTGACGGTACTTTCTTACCAATACAGGTAACAAGAGTAAAAGCAACGCTTACAACTGCATCGGACATAGTAGCTATATTTTAAGGTATGATTAATATCATACAAAATACAATTGGTGCTTTAGCTCGAAGAGGTTCTGCAGCTCCATCCTTTACAGGCTTACTAGACACTTACTCAGGTGCATCAGTAGGTTATTCGCTTAGACGACTTAGAACTGCTTATAGTGGTAATTGCGTTAAAGTTAGACGAGCATCTGATAGCACTGAGTTAGATATTGGATTTGTAAATAACGTGTTAGACACTGCAAGTTTAGCCACGTTCTGTTCAGGAACTGATGGGTTTGTTTCGATTTGGTATGACCAAAGTGGAAATGCTAAACCGATGTTTAATACCTCGGCATCAAGGCAGCCAAAGATTGTGACTAGTGGTTTGATATTATTGGAAAACGGAAAACCTATATTAACGTCTGATGGCTCTACTAGTGGAATGACATCTGATTATATAGCAGATTCTGGAGTTTCGGCAAAAGGCTTGTTTATTGTCACTAAAAGAAATTCAAGTGCAAATCAATGTATATTAGGCTCTTACTCTGATGGTAATAATATGAATTACCTATTGAACAGTAGCTCAACTTCCACTACAGTGAATCTAAATGTTGCAGTTACAGCTCAGAAACTTAATGGGAGTGCTTGGGTATATACGAATAGAATTGATGTTTATACAGACTTAGCTAGTCAATCAATCATTTCAGCAAATGCTGTGTATAGTTTTGGAGCTGACCCAACTGATGCTTTAAGTTTAGGTTATAGATATACATCGCCTGTTAATTTTGAAATGACTAACATGCAAGAGCTTGTTATCTTTGAAAATCAAACAGACCAAGCAGCAAAAGAAACGGCTATTAATTCATTCTATAACGCATACTAACTATGTACTACACAGGGACTAAATTAAAGTGCGAGAATTACAATAAGAAGGTAACTTTAAGCGAGGGTTATAGTGGCTCTACAACTAGATGGTCTGACGTTGTAACGCATAAAGATGGTAATAGATTTGCTATAATTAAGCACGAGAATTATAGTGATGAGATGGACTTGATAGAATTAACGGACGATTGGTTTGAAACGATATGATTAAGATAGATAAACTTAGAAGCACGTATCTTATAACACTAACGGAGAACGGAGAGATTAAACTCCAAACTCAGAGAGATGATTACAAGGTAGCTAAAACCTACGCTAAGGAATTAGGCAAGAAAAACAAAGTTAAAGTTAAGGACAATGTTAAAGTTAGCAACATCACAGAGTAATACAGTTCACTTATCATTAGAAGAAAATTCCTCTAATGCATTTGATAACTACTATTTACTTATATTTACTAATCTACAGACACGAATTAGTGAAGCGAAAGTGGTAACTAAGGGCGATGTGAATGCAAGGTCGGTGGCTTTAACTTTCAATGTAAACACAGGAGCAGAACCTAAATATACAATGCAAGAGAACAGCTTCTTTTCTTACGATGTATATGAACAAACTAGCTCAAGCAATACAGACATTGCAGATTCAAGCGTGTTAGGATTAAGAGAAACAGGAAAAGCTTGGGTAAACGGAACGAGTGAAGTGGTTTACGTTAAACAAGCAGAAGCAAATAATACTAATTCAGTATATTTAAAAGTATGAGTTTCAAAGTTATAAATTTCGCATCTATAAACACCCCGAAAGCGGTGGAAAGTCCTGCAAAGGATTGGGTTGCATATGGTGAAGATAACGATTATTTCACTTATCTCATTGATAGGTGTAATGGTTCAGCTGTTTCTAATGCTATTATCTCAAGTGTAAGCGACCAAATCTACGGAGAGGGCTTATCTGCTACGAATAGCAATAAGAAGCCGTTAGACTTCGCTAAAATGCGTACCATATTTAAGGGTGAAGATTTAAGAAGGGTATCTGGTGACTTGAAAAAGTTAGGAATGGGTGCTTTTAATGTGATTTGGAACAAGGGAAAGACGCAAATTCTACGATCAAAACACATACCGATGCAGAACCTACGACCTGAGAAGGCTACGGATGGGGAAATCAAGGCTTGGTATTACTCTGACAACTGGAGCGAGTACAGAAAAGAGAAGTATAAACCTCGTAGAATAGAAACCTTTACAGGTGCTAAGGGTGAAGACTCTCAAATACTAGTAATTGCTCCGTATTCAGCAGGGTTCTTTTACTTCAGTCCTGTTGATTATGTAGGTGCTTTAGCTTGGTCAGAGATAGACGAAGAGATTGCTAACTATCATAAAACTAATATACAGAACGGCTTCGCTCCTACAATGCTTGTTAATTTTAACGCAGGTTTACCTACGGAAGATGAGCAACAAAAGATAGAGAGTGCTATAGAACGCAAATTAATAGGTACAGGTGGAAAGAAATGGCTTACATCATGGAACGATGACCAATCTACTGCTACTACAATCGAAACAATACCTATTTCAGAGGCTTCAGAGCAGTACAAGTTTCTATCTGAAGAAGCTACACAAAAGATTCTAATAGGTCATAAGGTTACAAGTCCAATGCTTTTCGGTATTAAGGATTCAGCAGGGTTAGGTAATAACGCAGACGAGATTAAAACAGCTTCACAGTTGTTTGATAACATCGTTATTAAGCCATTTCAAAATATCGTTATCGAAGCAGTTAATTCTGTGCTATTAGTAAATAACATAGTACTTGATTTGTATATTAAGACCTTACAACCGATTGAGTTTGTAGATACAGAAGGATTGAATACAGATGAAGTAGAAAAAGAAACAGGTATTGAATCAGATGACGATATTATTGATGCACCAGACACTGCTGAGATAGAGCAAGTAGATGCATCATATAACGGTGCTCAGATTAGTTCGGCTATTGATATAATTGCAAAAGTACAAGAGGGTATATTAACGCAATCACAAGCGATCACATTCTTGATTCAGTTCTTACAGTTACCTGAAGCTATTGCTAGAGGTTTTTTTAGTGATACGCAGATACAAACTAACTTAGCTGAGATGTTTGATAAGAAAACAGACTGTGAGAACTTTTCAAAGGAGGAAGAAAAAGAGGATTTTAAGATAGCTGCTGAGCTTATCGGAATGGGTGAGGAGTTGAGCAGCGATGAATGGGAATTAATATCTGAAGAAGATGCTGAGGAACATGAAGAACTAGAAGCCTTTGAGTTTGCTAGTACAGGAACAGCAAGACCTAACGCAAAGAGTGAACAGGATAAGACTATAAACGGTTTTATGTATAAAGTTAGATACTCTTACGCTCCGTTAAAAGCAGGTTCTAATAGTAGAGAGTTCTGCCGTAAAATGGTAAGTGCTGATAAGCTTTACAGAAAGGAAGATTTAATTGCTATGGGCGACAAAGCTGTAAATGCAGGTTGGGGAAAAGATGGTGCTGATTTCTATTCCGTTTGGAAATATAAAGGCGGAGGTGGATGCCATCATAAATGGAAAAGAAAGACTTTCAAGAGTACTATTAAAGTAGATGTTAAAAGTCCTTTAGCACCAACGATAAGCACAAACAAATCGGACAAAGAAGGCTATAGAATACGCAACGACAAAGATGTTGCAATGAAGCCTATCGATATGATTAATAAAGGATTTATAAAGAAAAGATAATGGCAGCACTATTTTGCAACGAAGATAAATTAAAGAGTTCTACAGCAATCAATTACAACGTAGATACTGCATTCTTGTTACCTTTTTTAAAGATAGCACAAGACAAGAATATGCAGGTAATATTGGGAACTGACTTATACAGAAAGTTAGAAGCTGATATTGTTGCTGGAACTATTACAGGGAACTACAAGGTGTTAATAGATGACTACGTGCAGGATAGTATTATTCATTATGCATTAGTTGAAGCTTTGCCTTTCCTTTCCTTCCAGATCAAGAACGGTTCTGTTACACAAAAGAATAGCGAGAATGGAACGGCTGCTAACAAGAGCGACATCAACTGGTTGATACAGAAAGAACGTGATACAGCAGAGTTCTACGGTCAAAGGATAGTTGATTATCTATGTGAGAACTCAAGCTTGTTTCCTGAGTACTCAAGTAATTCAGGCGCAGATATGAGTCCGATTTCTAATGCTTACAATACAGGTTTAAGAATATGATGTACAAGCCAAAGAAGAAGAACATAAAAAAGCTATTAATATATTTAAGAAGTGTAAATGTATAAAGATTTAATTGAAACAAATTTAGTAAATACAGCAGCTATCGGAATAAGCTTCGCAGATATTAACGGACTTCTAACGGCTATCGTATTGATTACGGCAGCAATATATAACATCAAGAAGATAGAGAATGAGCAGAAGGATTAAGCACTTTGAACCAAGCGAGTTCACCTGTAACGGAGTAGAATGTTATAACCTAATGAGCGACAAATTGCTTGAAGGTTTAGAGGTTGCTCGATGCCTTGCAGAAATTCCCTTTCATATTAACTCCTCTTGGAGAGATAGCAACGTAAACCAAATGGCAGGGGGGAAACCTAATTCAGCTCATTTAAGGGGTAACGCTGTAGATATAGCTTGTGCTAATAGTTACGATAGACATATCATTTTGAACGCTTGTATAGATGCAGGATTTACTCGTATCGGTATAGGCAGCACGTTTATCCATGTAGATGTAGATCAAGAGCTACCTAACAATGTAATTTGGACTTACTAATATGACAGGCTTCGAGATAGGAATAGGATTTTACACAGGTATCTTAGCGGGTATTTGGACAGATAAGTTTGGGGACGGATACAAAACTTGTATATACCTTCCATTTATTTTTATTGAATTTAACACATATTATGAGTGAATTTTTAGCAGCACACTGGGGAGTTCTATTGGTAAGCCTAATGGCATTTGTCAAGATTATAGTAGATTTGACAGCAACCGAAAAGGATAATAAAATCTTTGGTTACATAGACAGTTTTATTAGCTACTTTTTAATAAAGAAAAAGAAATGAACCCTTTATGGGCGAAAGGCATCTTAACGGTTATACCTGAGATGTTCAAAGACGTAAAAGGAAAGTGGAGCAGTAAGAGAACTGTGAGTGGTGTATTAGCCATCGCAGCAGTAACTCAAATAGATTCTAATGGTATCACTTGGCAAACCTTAGTTTTAGCAGCCATTGCTATAATACCTTTATGTTTTAGCGTATTCGAGAAAAAGTAGTATATTTGTCAAAACAAAACATAAGTTATGTCAAAGAAGAGCAACAGATTTCGATTAAAAGATGCTGAAATTGATTTAATAAAACAGCACAGAGCAAACACCCTAGACAATCTTAACGGAAATTCATCACTTGACATACATCTCATTGAGAGAGGTATCGACAAGAAGGATGTTGTATCTGTTAAGCATTGGCAAAATATGGGAGGAGAGCTTCGGTTCTCTATAGTTACCAAAGATGGTCAAGGTGGGTTTGATGAAGGTGGTATGTTCGAAAGGTTAAACACTTTTATCGAAGGACACGCTCCAAGTTATCCAAAAGCACCTAAGAACGACAACGGTACACACCTGCTAGTTATCAACCCTGCAGATATTCACATCGGTAAGTATGCAAATGCAGAAGAAACAGGTGAAGAGTATAATACAGACTTAGCAGTTGCTAGAGTGATCGAAGGTGTTCAGGGATTAATAGACAAATCTAAAGGCTTTGAAATTGAAAAAATACTCTTTTGTATTGGTAATGATATTCTGCATATTGATAACGTTTATAATCAAACCACTGCAGGTACTGCACAAGATTGTGATGGTAAATGGTGGGAACACTTTGAAATAGCTTTACAATTATACGTTAAATGTGTGGAGATGTTAAGAGAGATAGCCCCTGTTGATTGTGTACACTCAATGAGTAATCACGATTATCAATCAGGATTCCATTTAGCTCACGCATTAAAGGCATGGTTTAGATTAGCAGACGATGTAAATGTAGATGCAGGAGTAAGTCATCGTAAGTATTACAAGTATGGTGCTAACCTTATAGGTTTAGAGCATGGAGATGGGGCTAAAATGGATAACCTCCCTATGTTAATGGCACACGAGAAACCTCAAGAGTGGGCAGAAACTAAATATCGTTATTGGTATCTTCACCATTTACATCACAAAGTTAAATACAAGTGGAGAGATGCTAAAGATTTCATTGGTGTAACCGTTGAATATCTTAGAAGTCCTAGTTCAGCCGATTCATGGCACTCACGAAAAGGGTTTACTGGAAGCCCTAAAGCAGTTGAAGCTTTTATTCATTCCAAGACGCAAGGTCAAGTCGCAAGACTCACACACTTCTTTTAGTTAAGTATCAAAGGGTTGCAGAAATGTAGCTCTTTTTTTATGCTTTGTAGCTTACTTATTATACTATTTATTAGTACATCTCAAAAAGAAGTATTATCTTTGTAGGGAACTAAAAAACTAGAAACTATGGAATACACTTACGAATTTGAATACACAGATAGTGATGGAGATGAATACTCATCTGACCAATACACAAGCCTTGCAGATTGCAGAGGAGAAATAAGAAGCTTAAAACTTACTGGTTATGTTATTACAAGAACATTCAAGTATTTAGATGATAATTATAAAGGAACTTTTAACTATTAAAACTAAAACTATGAGATACGTTATTTATGATGTAGATGCAGATGAAGGTCAAGAATACATAGGTATTGATATGTCAAGAACAGATGACATTGACAACGCTGAACACTTTGCAAGCCATACAGCTGCACAAATACAGATTGACCAGAGTGGTACATCTTCAATGATTGTAATAGACACATACGATGAATAGGGATTTGAAAGGTATTAGCAACCTCATAGAGGACATCACGAAAGATATTGATGGATTAGTATTGGACGGTGATTTATACGCCATAGAGGCTATCGTATTAGCTAAGAAGTTCGAGGGTGCTGCGAAGCATTTAAAAGATAGCTGGGAAGATGAGGCTCTAGTAGTAACTGAATCTTGGAAGGGTGAATCTTTCGCAGGATACACAGCAACGCAAAAGGACGGATCAAGAAGGTACAGCTTCAAGCATCTGGATAAATGGAATGAAGTAAACGAGTACAAGAAAGATTTAGAATTAGCTTTTAAAAGCTCTTACTTACAAGCACAAGAGGGAAACATTATAGTTGATGAAGACGGTGTTGTAGTTCCACAAGCTGAACCAATCAAAACAAAACAAAGTATTGTATTAACTAGAATTAAATAAGCTATAAATTAGCATATACCAAAAAGAAGGTTTATATTTGCATCAAACAAAACAGAGAAACTATGAGAACACTACTTGAAAGATTGAAGCCCGAAGTTAGAGATAGATTAAATTTATCTTATAAGGATTATCCTACTACTTGTGGGGATTTAGAAAGCTCTATGAATGTAAGCGTATCTTTTATTCAGCTAACAATGAACGAATGTTTAAACTTACTTAACATGACATCAAAAAAACCATTATCATTCGAGAATGTTGAATCTTTATTTGAATCAAACTAACATGGGAAAGCTAAAAGAATTATTTTTAAGAGGTCAAGCTGATGTAATGAGTGTTGACGACATGAGAATAGAGCAGATGAACAACGAATTTGCTAGACATTGCGAACTATCTCAAGAATGGAATGCAGGAGAGCGTTCACCAGTAACACGATCAATCCTAGAATGGGAACATTTAGGAGAACCAACTAGAACTAGAAACGATGGATAGAGGAAAGATAGCAGAGTTGTACAAGAAGTATGACCTAGCAAAAGAGGACATCTACAAGCACCAACATTACCTTATAATCTCAAGGTCTGGAATCGATAAAATACAAGCGATAGAAGGAATCAAGATAGCTTATGAAGTTATTAAATGTGAAACAAACTTCTGCGTTATTAAGGCAACGACTAAGGATTTAGAAACTTTCGGAAGTGCTATTAAAGGAGTCTCATTTAAAGACGGTAACACAAACTCTTGGTACGTTATGGAGATGGCAGAAAAGAGAGCCATGAGTAGGATAGTATTAAAGGTTTGTGGATTCTATGAACTAGGTGTATTTGGTGAAGATGAGAGTGAAGACTTTAAACGCAAATAACATGAACGAAAAAGGAAGAGGATGGACACCTCAAACGAAGTTGCAAGTGTTGTTCTTTAGCACTTACACAACGAAGAAAGCAGCGAGCGTTAATATGGGGGTTACAGTTACAACCCTACGCTTGTTGTTTGGTAAAGAAGATAGATTCACTTACAGCCAACTTAAACAACTATCAAAAGATAGTGATGTAAAACTAACAGACATAATCAAACTAATATGAAAGAGCAATATTTTGAAAAGCTAATTACGCATTCAGCAAAGATAAACAAAACATTTGCAGGTGCTTTACTAGATAAGGGAAGACAACAGTTTGACGTTGAGTCAAGAAATATGTGTTACAATATATTAAGAAAATTGAATTGGAGTTTACCAGACATTGGCAATAGATTCAACAGAGGACATGCAACGGTTATAAATGGAATTAAGAATCACGACATTGCTTATGCGAGAGGTGGGTACTATATGGACAACTATGACGACTTAGTTATAAGGATGGCTGACAATACCGAGATGGAAAAGATTGAAAACACTAACTACATCGAAAAGAATAGAATCAAGTTCGAGTTACTAGAAGATTCAAACGTAAAGCTAAAGGAAGAGCTATTCGATATTAAGAAAACAACAAGGCTTTTATTACGATCAATCAAAGAACAACAATCATTAACCAATTTATTAAACAAATCATGCAGTTAAAAGGAACAGTTATCGAGATTAAGGAAGTGCAAGTTATTTCCGACAAGTTTAAGAAGCAAGAGGTTATTCTTAAACAGGAAGGTGTAGAGTATGACGCTGACATTCCTATCGAGTTTATACAGGACAAAGGAATAGAGCTTGTGAATGGCTTAAAAGTAGGTCAGTCGTACGAAATAGACATTAACATAAGCGGTAGAGCTTGGAAGGATAGATACTTCGTCAGCTTGAAAGGTTGGAAGGTTGCAGAAGCATCTGAATCTACTGAATCTACAAGAAGAGCAATAGCTGCAGATGATGGAGCTGATGCCTTCCCCTATTAAACGAGTATTAGATATACTCAAATGGTTAAATTTAGAGGCACTTTAATAGGTGCTTCTTTTTTTATACCAATAATTCTATATATATTTGTAAAAACAAACAACTATGAAAACAGTAAATTCTTTAAGTGGTGGTAAATCTTCAAGTTATATAGCTTTAAATTACCCAGCAGACTTCAATGTGTTTAGTTTAGTTAGAACGAACGATAAAGCATGTATCTATCCTGACGCTAAAGTTAGACAGATTGTAAGTGATAAGATTGGTCGAGAGTTTGTTGGTACTACTGAGCAGGACGATATAATAAAAATAATGCTTCAGCTATCGGAAACAGTAGATATTGATTGGGTGACAGGAGAAACATTCGAGGATATTATAGACATGAAAGGTGGTTACCTTCCAAACTTGATGGTAAGGTACTGTACAACCCACTTAAAAATGTTACCTATATTCGATTATTGGAAGGAAAACATTAATGAAGTATGCGATATGCGTATTGGATTCAGGAAAGGAGAGGAGAGAAGGAAAATTAATATGCTTAATAAATTAAATTCTAATGGTTATGAAGAAATAAAGATTGTAACAGATAGCAGCGGATCTAGAAACAAGTGGGGGATGGTTGAATGGAGAAAACCTAGTTTCCCTTTAATAGATAATGGAATAAATAATAAAGACATTCAAGATTACTGGGCTAATAATACAGAAATTAATTTCCCTAAAGGGTATTACAATAACTGCGTAGGTTGTTTTCATAGAAATCCAATGTTTTTAAATAAGATGAGCCAAGAACATCCAAATAAAATTGATTGGTTCGCTAAAATGGAGAAACAAAACACACCTAATACATTTCGTAAAGATGTAACTTATAGCGAAATCATTAAATACAAGCCTCAGATAGAGTTATCGTTTGAAGATTTTAAAGAATGTGATAGTGGGTTTTGTGGTCTTTAATAGTTCCTCCTTTTTTTTTGTATATTTGACTAACAGTAGTATCTACGTTACGATAGTTAGAGCTATCACATAACGCACCAGAGATGCTCTTCTCATTTAGGAATCTCTACAAGTAGCAATGACGATTGTGAAAAGTCCTTTTTTTTATACATATTAGTATAATTATTAGTTTGAATGAATACTTATTTGTATATTCGTCTAACATAACTAAATTTTTAATACTACCACTAAAACCCTCATTGTCACGTGAGGGTTTTCTTTTTTACATTAACATTAGATTGTTTAACATATTATTTGTATATTGCACCCATCGAGTAGAGGCGATACTTATAACATTTTTACAAAAAACCTATTTCAGCGAGCCCTCTACCTCCTGAGATAGGTTTTTTTTATACCAAATAGTTAAATTATGAAAATCAAATCCGTATTAAGTCAGGGAGCGTTTTGGCAAATCAATAAGTCATTAGCTC